CAAAAGATGAGGTTGCCCAAGCTGTCGCGGCTGGCATCACTGATGGCACACGGCCTGGCGGGTATGCAAAGCGCGAAGAAGTTGCCGCTATGGTACTAAGAGGGAAAAAGTAATCTTTCTTGTAAAAAATTTTATAAGAAAGGAGGAAGATGATTGCAGAAAGATGTAAAATTTCAGCTTGAAGATGCTGTTGAATATCCTGAATGGTGTGATAATTACCCAGAGCATAAATTTACTGTGTTTAAGTGCTGCTTTTTAAGCACTAAACCAAATGCGCATAATTTAGATATTGGCGATGATGTATTGCGGCGTGACGCTCAATCTATTCTTGGCAATATGCTTGTGGCGAAAATTCAGAATGGGGATGCTACTACGCATTTACCGTCAGAGATTCAGTACGGTTATTTTCCGCGCGAACAAGAAATTGAGTTTGTTGAGGAAGATGGAGTTACTAAGGCATACGCATATGCAGTGGTAAGCAAACATTATAGTAAGGAATTAAACAATATCTTTGAGTTTGATAATCTTCGCAATAGCTCTGTCGAAATGACGGTAACAACAGATAAAGATGAGGATGAAGGTAAAGTTATGGCACTAGATATTTTTGGATTAACTGTGCTTGGAAAAGCTATTAACGGCAGCTGTCCTGATGCAGATATTAAGATGGTGCGATTCTCTACTGAGGATGCGGACGCTTATTTTGCCAAGTCTGATTCTTTATCTAATCTAAAGCAATTTGTCGAAGAAAGGAAACAATCAATGGCTGAAAAGAAAACGTATAAGATTGACAAGTCCAAAGAAGCCATGTCTACGGCTGATTGGGGCGATTATGATAAGGCGGCTATGAGAGATAAAATCATGGGTGCTAAGAATCGTGATACACTTGTCAAATCTGTATATCTACTTGTAGAAGATGGTTGGAAAGATGCGCCATCTGAACATCTAAAATATCCTGTCATGGAACTTGATGGTGATAAATTTGTGTATAACCGAAATGCTCTGAGTTCGGCACTAGCATATGCAAAGCAGAACGATGAGACTGAGGTTGTAAATAAAATTAAGGCTATCTATAAAAAGTTAGACCTTGATGACGATTCTGAAAGAAAGGAGGAGGCTAAAATGGAAGAAACTAAAGAACTAGCCGCTACCGAGGTCGAGGCTGAATCCGCTCTTGAGGAAAAGAAAGAAGAAATGGCTGAACCAGAGATTGAGGTTAAGGCTGAGGAACCAAATTGTGACGAATGCGATGACCATGATGATGACGATGATGGGCATGAGGAAGAAATGTCCGCTGAGGACATGAAAGCTCGTATTGCGCAACTTGAAAAAGATATTGAAGATAGAGACAATATCATCATGGATCAAAATTCTGAGCTTGAGACGCTACGTCAGTTTAAGAAAGATGTAGAGGACAAGGAAAAGGCTATTTCTGTTGAGGCTATTATGGCTGAATGCAAGGAGTATATGTCTGACGATTGTTATAAGCAGATGCGCGAAGAAGGCATGGCTTGTGAATTTGCGGCTGTTGATGCTTGGGCAAATAAGGTTAAGGCATATTGTTTCTCTGCTGTAAAGAAAACACCAAAGAAAGAAAAAACCGACGTATTTACTTTCGCTGCTCCTGTTGAAAAGAAGGAGCATAAAGGTCTATGGGACTAAAACTAAAATTGATTAAAAAGGAGACAAATATATTATGAATAATCACTCTTTTGTTATCCGCACTCTTGACGATTGGCAGAATGATGCTATCAACTGTGCTGGCATTTGCAAGGATAATGACCTAGACAATGGTCAGTTTGTTACTCGTGGCGATCTAGGTCTAAATACTGACGGTGGCTATGAATTTGCTTGTACACTACCTGCTGATAATGCAACTGATCTATGGCTCGTCGAAAAGCCAGCTGTTGGTACTACTGTTGAGCAGCAGGAAATGAGCGATCCCCGTTATTTCTATAACCCCAAGGGCAGCGCATTCTCCATCAAGGGACTAACTGCTGGACGTACTTTCCTTGAAGTTCCCGCTTCTGCATTTGCTACCGGTAAAGATCCCAAGACTGTTGATAGTGCTACTGTCGCTTTTGTTGGGACTGATGGCCGTCTAGTTGCAGATGCTAGTGTTCCTGCTTCTGGTACTTATTTTACCATCGAAGCTGAGCATACCGTTGATATTGGTATCGAAGCTGTTCCTACTTGGATTCTCAAGTGCGCCCGCAACTAATTAAATTTAATAAATAAGCAAAGGAGATATATATTATGAATCTAAGCAAAGAAATTGTTGCTTTCTCCAATGGCAACACTAAGTTCTATGAGCAGTTCATGGACTATCATTTCCACAAGTCCGAGGCTGAACAGGGCCGTAAGCTAGGCGCTTATGATGCAACTAAGCCTCTTGCTGAAAAGCATGATGTTGTCAACGCCGCATATTTTGCAGAGGTTGAGCGTCTTTCCAACTGCACTCGTAACGCTGAGAATGCTGATGCGTGGGCAGCTAATCCTATGGTTCGTTGGGTAAAATAATACAGCCCTCTATATTGAGTAATCAGTGTAGACTTCTCGTTAAATGCGTTTAATCCCTAAAGCCTATATACCCAAACAGTAGCTAGAAATGGCAAGCTGAGTGGTTGTGAAAACAGAAAAAAGTTATAGGATATTCATATGGTTAAATCCTAAGTGAATGTAAATGGGTGTTTCGCAGGGAAAGCCCTAAATGTATTGACATGCCGCTTACAATATGGTATAATACACATGGGAAACCCCCAACGACTATCCCCTTGAGGGGGAGTAAAACCACAAGTTTATGGTGGAAGAAAAATGAGACTCTTATATATCTAATATTATTGACCAAGAAATGAGGTTTAACATGATTAAACCAGACCAAATTGTTAAAGTAAAATGGAATGGACAAACCAAGCAGTATTGGGTTTCAAAAGGATATAATTATACTAAAATGGGAGATGAGTTTAAGGCGAAAGCCGAGGATTTACCACCCAAGAGCGCTATATTTGTTGATGTGATTTGCGACTATTGTGGGCAAGTATTTCCAATGAGAATGTATGCTTATAATAACAGCGCAAAATTTGGGAAAGTTGCTTGTAAGCATTGCAAAGGCAAGAAAGCTAAAGAAACAAATCTTGACAAATATGGTGTTGAAAACGTTATGCAAGTAGATGAGATTCACGATAAGATGAAAAACACCATGCTATCAACATATGGCGTAGAACATCCATCACAATCAAAAGATTTACACGCTAAAGCAATGAGTAAGTATAATTTTAGTGACGCACTAGATAAGCGAAAAGAGACATGCTTATTAAAATATGGAGTAGACAATGCAAGCAAATCACCGGATGTTATAGATAAAGCTAAAAATACATGTAGAAAGAAGTATGGTGGTGATAGCTCACAATGTGATGAACAGGTGAGGGCTAAATCTATACAATCTATGTTGAATGGTGGCACGATTCAATCATCTAAAGCAGAACGAGCTATGACAGATTTGTTAATTGATATGTATGGAAAAGAAAACTGTCATCCACAATTTCCTTTAGATAAAATTGTTATGGATTGTTTACTCAACTATGATGATATTCAAATTGATGTTGAATACGATGGAGAATTTTGGCATAAGAATAAGCAAGAAAGCGATAAACGCCGAGATTATTATTGTATAAGACGAGGATATAAAGTATTACGATTCTTTAGCAAATACAATGTTCCTACAAAAGAGCAAATAAAACAAGGTGTTGACTATCTGGTCAATAGTGAACACAAACATTTAAGAATAGATATATAAGATGAAGATATAGTCTGAACTCATATGAAAGTATGAGCAGTTCATCTTTGCGTTGAGAGATGAACGGCGTAGGTGTTACGAACCTATGTGAACATAATTGCAAATTTCGCAGTCATCAACGCCCTAGTCAATGCAGTTCTTCCTGCATACGTTACCGAATCCCTTGCTCCATTCGTTGATTTCCGTATGGCTGGCATTGGCGATATTGTTAAGGTCAAGGTTATGCCTCGTACCCTTTACACCGTCTCTGCTGGTGGCACTGGTGAACGTACAACTTTCCGTCAGAAGAAGTATGCTGGCGATGTTGTCATTTCCATGCAGGAGCGCATTATCACCACTTACGTTGATATGTATCGCGTGATGGCTGGTAAGGAAGATATTGCTGATTTCGTCCGTGCTATCGTTCTTTCCATTGAGATTGATATGCAGAAGATGGCCGTTGCCGCTCTTAATGCTGGTCTAGCTGGCGCTTCCTATCCTTCTCAGTTCCTAGAGAATGCCGCATTTGATGCTAAGAAGCTTATTGCTCTAGCACAGCGCGTTCAAGCTTACAACAATGGTATTAAGCCAATTATCATGGGTACTGCTTCTGCTCTAGCTAACGTTCTACCTGATAGCACTATGGGCTATCGTGGCAACTATGATGCTAATGGCGGCTCTGTCCATGTTCTCCGTGACTTCTATGGCTTTGCCCTCTATGAGCTACCCCAGATGCCTACTGGCTCTAACTACGGTCTAGCTCTTGATGATAACAAGCTATATGTTGTTTCTCCTGTTGGCTCTAAGCTAGTTGTTGGCGCTATGTCCACCACTCTAACCAACAGCAACCAGTTCTATGAAAATGCTGACCTCACCTCTAATTTTACAATGCGTAAAAATTACGGATTTGAATTTGTGGGGGCGTCGTTTGCGGGGCTTTATACGATTACTGAGTAATAATTAAAATATTGCAGGACAGGGAGTAGCTACCTTTTTGTTTACTGTCATAAACAAATTACTGCAATTTTTATAATACAAATCTTTGACAGAGGAGATGTATATATGAAACATCAAACAATTTGCGGCATATATAAAGTTACCAATAAAGAGAATGGGAAAGCTTATATTGGGCAATCTATTGATATTTTGACCAGATGGAATCAACATCTTTGGCATTCTGAGAAAGATGATTTATCATTTATATTTTCTAATGCACTTAGGAAATATGGCAAAGATGGATTTATTTGGGAGATAATAAAAGAATGTAAACAAGAAGATTTGTCTAAATGGGAAGTTTATTACATTGATTTATACAAGACATATATTGGGCGTGACGATTGTAATGGGTACAATATGACCATTGGTGGCGATGGATATACTGGTGGCACTCTTCCAGTAGATAAATATGATTTGGAAGGAAATTATATTTGTAGTTATGTGTCCATATCAGATGCTGCTAGAGCTTGTAACGTTCACAAAACACAAATAACACAATGTTGTAAATTAAACCCAAAGTATCATTCTGCGGGAAAATTTCAATGGAGATACAAAGGTGACACTCCACCAGAAAAATATGTATATCGGAAATGTTTGAAGGTTATTCAATATACTCCATCCTTTGAAATTGTTGACATATATAATTCTTGTAAAGACGCACACAATAAGACTGGTTTAGCTGCTGCATATATAGCGTCATGTTGCCATGTCGATGGTGTAAGTGCGTTGGGATATATATGGAGATTCACTGAGTAATATTTATTTGAGAGGGGCTATTAACTCCTCTCTATTTATAACGGAAATAAGAAAGGAAAATAAAAGGAATGGCAAATACTAAATCCACTACAGCCACCAAGACAACAAAGTCGATTGAAACGCCTGTTGTTGATAAGGAAAAGGAACAGCTAAAGGCGCAGCTTGCAGAACAGCAGAAGCGCATGGAAGAAATGATGGCGCAGATGCAGGTGCTTATGCAGGCACAGTCTCAGGTTAAAACAGAAGCGGCATCTGTTGAAGATAAGTCTAAGGCGCTTAGAAATATTAAGTTCATCAATATGTGTCCGGGCAACATCAATCTGCGTGGTACTCGTATGCACAGAATTGAAGGACAGTATAAGTATAAGATGATTCCAGAATCTGAGGCGTTTTCTGTTGTAAATAATATGCCTGAAACCGTATCTAGCGGCATGGTGTATATTGACGACCCAGAATTCGTTCACAAGTGCGACCTAGACGAAATTTATCGTCATATTCTTAGCGCGACAAAGCTCAAGGAGCTATTAAAGCAGAATGCGGTCGATATTTGTGAGGTATATAAGGGCGCAACAGACCAACAGAAGCAAATCATTGTTGATACTATTTCTAATATGGTGCTTGATGGACTACCAGTTGACGCGAACGTGCTTGTTAAGATTGGTGAACTTAGTGGTAAAAATCTAATTGATATTGAACCCCTTGATGACAAGGAGTGATAAATTATGGCAACATCATTTGATGTTATTGGACAAAGAGCATTAAGTGTAATTGATGACTATAAACTGCGTAAGCTATATGACGCAAACATTGAGCTGTTTCACGACAAGATTGATGGTTGGGTCATTAGTTCAGCAGCAAAGTTTATAGAATGTGAACAACCGCTAACATACAATTCAGAGCTTAGACAATTTGACGCAGATTTAACAGATTTAGAGATTCAGATTCTTGCCGAATATTGGGTTATTAACTGGTGGCGCGGCGAGACGGACGTAGCAACACAGATTGCGCAAAAACTTAAAGTTCCATCATCTTTCCAGATGGATGGCGCATCCTCACAGAATTTCAAGGAAAAACAGAACGTCATTGATAAGCTAGAAGAAGATGTAGATAGACTCATTCACGACAAATACCAGCTCTTATATCTATCCTCCTATAATTATTAAAGAGGGGTGGATATATGAGCAGAACAGATAAGCAAGATAAAATTCATGCTTTGTATAAAGTCCTGTTGCTGTTTGAAGATTTGACCAGCCTTGAGCCGACAATTGAAGAAGCCGACTATATAGCATATTGTGAGCGGCTATCTGTGCGATTTAGAGCAGTTGATGGTGAAATTGCTGATACATTAGCAGGATTAAGCAAAATGGGGCTTGAGCTTACTCATCCTATTATTCGTTCATGTGTATTGCGTATGACGAACAGGATTGAAAGGATGGGTGATTGATATGGCATATGAGATGTTTCAATATCAACCAAATCCCAATGATTATTACCGCGATTTGACACAAGAATACATAAATGCGCAATGGTATAACACGTCTGCTAAAACACCTGAGAATGGCGGCGAATTGCTAGAACAAAATGGAATAGGGTCTAATGAATATAATCCAGTAGAAGCATGGGTTGCGCCTACTGTGGCAACCACATCAACCGGATCAAAGGATACTATAGATTTCCTACAGCTAATATTCAAGAACATTGACCATTTTGTTGTGCGCGGATTGTATTACAAGTTCGATGATAATGTGTGGATTGTCCACGATTCAGGCAAATTTGATGGCTTGCCTCGTGGTGTTGGTGTGCGCCGTTGTAACAATGTCATGCGAATTAAAGATGAGGTCAATGACGTAATCTTTAGCGCACCGTGTGTTGTTGATTATGATATGCAATCACCATCAGCACAGGTAAGCACACAAATCATTACGCCAAATAATCATGCCGTTGTTATGGTTCAGGGCAATGAGGACGTATATAGGCTATTCAAATATAACACACGTTATATTCTAGGTGGCAGACCGTTCAAGCTGTTATCTTATCAGAACGCAATTAACGCTTATGGTATTAGCAAGCCAACATTGCTCACGCTTGAACTATATCTTGATGAGTCTCATGTTGGTGATGACATTGAGAATCAACTTGCAGATAATAGCTCTGTTGATTATCCAATGGACGAAAACGCGCCATTTCCAATGGGCTAAAGGAGGGCGGTTAGATTATGTATAATTCTTTATCAAGATTACCAAGCATTGGATATAATATTATGGTGTATCTAGCAAAATCTACCGATCCTATTGCTGAGGTCTTTTGGAAGATGCTGGCATATAAAGACTACAAGGCGTTGAGCCATGAGTCACTTACATTCCAACAAAAGATGAAGATGGTGTGGGCGCAAGGCAAGCAGGATACATATAGTGTATTTTTAACCAATTTGATTGAGGATGTTATGGCTGAATCAAAGCAGATTGTTAAAATATACCAATACTATATTCATGCGTCTGAGCTATATACTAGCACAGTAGTCTATGCGTTTGATTGTCTATATGGCGGTCAGATGAGCCTAGTTGAATATAATGGTATTCCTGTAAATCGCGGCGATTTATTTATCCATTGCATTTTGCATTTATTGAATGGCGCAGAAGTGGGCGGTGTTGGTAAATTGACATTTTTAGACGATATGAGCCGATACAGCGCTGCGCGTTCAACCATTGGCAATAAAAATACGTTTACAGGCGTTCAATTATATATGGCTGTTGAAGTAGGTGATGGAGGTGTCGATGCCGGATGCTAGACATCGAATACTATAAACATAAATATTTTATTTTCGACAAGCCATGTATATATACAAAAAATAATAAAGAATTTACATTATATCCAGTTAGTTTAGAAGATTCTGAAGATTTTTTAAAAGCATCTCAAATAATCTCTATAGATAAGAATAGTCTATCTTCCGTGGAGATTATTCAGATGACATATTTAAAATTTATATGTTCTGTTTTATTTAGAAATAAAAACAATATCAATGATTTTGTGACCATTCTTAGATTGTCATTACATATGTATAATCCAAAAATAGGAATTGATGCAAATAATAAATATGTTGTTTTTGATGAGGATGCTGATATAAGTATAGCAGAGAGAGAATTTGAAGATATTCGCAGACTAATATTGTATCAAAATATAGTATCTTTTGATGATTCGTATATAGACCCGGATTTAAAAAAGGCTATTGATGAAACAAATAAGTTGAGAAATAAAGACATAGATTTTCCAGACATTGAAAGAAAGATGGCTATCATCACGTCTCATTGCGGCATTAGCAAATTAGATCAACAAAAAATGACATATAGAGCACATACTATGTTGTGGAATGAAGTATGTAGTGATATTGATTTTTCAACGACTAGAGCTGTAGCTTTGTTCTCTGGCGAAAAGACAGAACATTGGATATATAAAAAGAAAAAAGACAAAATGGACGATTACATTATTTCTGGAGAAAAATTTGCTGACAAGTTAGGTGCAAATTTTCAAGATTTAGAAAATAATGCAAAAGTTGTAAATGTAAATTTATATGAACAAAAATTTAACAAAATGGAGGAAGTTTTATGAGTGAAGCATATAAGTATACTGCTGGCCCAGCTAGAGCATTGTTTTTCTATGGGCAGACTCTAATTGGTGTCGGCAAAACTTTATCCGATACCACGTTCAATAGTGAAATCACCGCTGAAGAGGTCAGAGGCGGTCCGGGTAGATTTGCCCTCTAAGTAGAGTAATCTGCTTAGACCCTTGGTTAATTGCTTTTAATCCCTAAAGCCCACACACCTAAACAGTAGTTGGAAACGACAAGCTGAATGGTTACGAAAGTAGAAAAAAGTCGTGGGATGACTACATGGTTAAATCCTAAATAGTCTGTAGAGTACAATGGGTGTTTAGCAGGGAAAGTCCTAAATATATTGACATATCAAATATGGTGTGGTATAATATACATGGAAAACCTTCAACGCTTATTCTCTGGGGGAGAAGTAAAGCCGCAAGTTAATGGCGGAAGAAAAATCAAGCCCCTATTAAATAGGGTGAAGATATAATCTACTCTCATGTGAAAGCATGAGCGGTCTACTGGTAACAGCAAGACGATATAGGTGTTGCGAACTTATATGAATACAAAAATAATTAAATCATATCAATATAAAAAAAGAAAGGGATGAGGCTTATGTTGGTAGAAAATCAATTGATTAAAATGAGATGGCATTACAAAAATAAGTCTCATTTTGAATCAAGGGGATATCAATTTACTTCCTTTGGTAATGAGGTCATAATTAAAGCGGAAGATTTAAGCCCAGAATCACATGAAAAAGTAATGGTGAGGTGTGATGGGTGTGGAGAAACATTCGCTCGAAACTTTAGAGATTATATAAAAGAACATGATAAAGAATATGGGGATTGTTGTAGAAAATGCAATCGCAAGAAAGCGATTAGAACCAACAGAGCGTTATATGGCGTAGATTGGTGTTTGCAACGAGATGATTTTAAATAAAAGCAAAAAGACACATGTCTTGAAAAATATGGTGTTTAGTATATTTCTCAAGATGGAGGCTTTAGACAAACTGTAATAAATAGTTGTCGAGAGCGATATGGAGTAGATAATGTGTCTTGTGATGCTAACGTCAAAAAGAAGAAATGCGATAGTTTCTATCAAAGTGGCACGTGCCCAACTTCTAAACCGCAAGTAGCTTTACACGATATATTAGAAGAAATGTATGGACATTGTGACTTAAATTATCCTCTGTCTTGGTATTCTTTAGACTGTTTTATTGAAGTAAATAGCGTCAAAATAGATGTTGAATTTGATGGTGCTTATTGGCATGCAGGAAAAGAAGAAAAGGATGCAAAACGTGACAAGTACGTGCAAGGGTGTGGGTATAAAGTTTTGCGGTTCTTTAGCTCTGGCAAGTTGCCAACAAGAGAACAAATTAAATCAAATATAGATGTTCTGTTGAATACAGATATAAAATACATACGAATTGATATGACTTAATTATTATACAGGCAATTTACTCTACGGTTAAATATCATAATGGAAATGATAAATAGCCCGTTGTAACAGCAATGTTGCAATGTATCTCCTCGAATTGCTGGGAACTCCTTAGAGCTTTATGTACCAAAGTGTAAAAATCATAAAGATTGGACAATCAGCAGCCAAGGTAGCTACGGCTACAAGGTTCAACGACTATGCTTGAAATAGCATTAGGGCGCAAGCGATTGGCGCTCGAAGTGGGGAGCGTCCTATATGGATGAATGATATAGTCTATGCTCATGAGAAATCATGAGGCGGCAAATGTCCGCTATATAGAAGTAGCGTTCTATATAAAATACAACAGAAATATTTCCATGATTCTAATCTAACAATCGAAATTACGGACGCAATGTTCAACCTAGAATATGTTGCAGCGTCTCTAGGCGTCAATGTTGATCGTGGCGGTCTATCTCTTTATGAAAGTGGTAATTCTGGTGAATCCATCACGACCGCAGGCAGCCTAACGCTTACGAACACAGCCGTTGCATTTGATGGCGCTATGATTGGTTGGTATAAAAAGACTGGCACCAATGAAGATTGGACGGTTGCAACAATTTCCGGTAACAAGATGACCATTCCTGGTTCTAAGAATGGGGACAAGTATTGCGTCAAGTATTTCTATATCAATGAAAATGCAAAGAGCATTACCATTAAGGCACAGTATGTTCCAAAGGTATTGCATCTAGTCCTAATTAACGACCTGTATTCTGGTGATGCGACTAATGTTGCCGCATCTTCCGCTAAGTATGGTCGCTTAATTACCGATATTCCTCAGTATCAGCTAAATGGCAGTCAGAATATCGCATGGTCTGCAACTTCTACAGCTACTGTATCTCTAAGCGGCTCTGCGCTTGCTTATGATAATAGCGCTTTTTGCGAAGAAGCGCCTATCTACGGTACTATGACTCAGGAAATTTTTGGTACAAAGTGGCAGGATGATGTTGTTGCGATTGCAGTTGATAACGGCGACGTTGAAATTGTCAAGACCGATTCTGAAACGCTAAGAGTACGTGCTGTATTTGGTGGTAATACTGCATCTAAGATTTATTCTAACGATAATTTTACTTTTGCAGTTGAAACTACGCCAGCTTCTACCGCAACCGGTACAACCGTTGATGCTACCGGCAAGATTACTTCTGGTAATCAAGTGGGTGTTGCAGTTGTTTCCGTTACTCTAAAAAATGCACCTGCAAAGGTAGAACCTGCATACGTTAAGGTAACTGTTTCTGACAGTTAATCATATTAAAATAAGGGAGCTATAATTGGCTCCCTTATTTTTTAATTTTTAAGGTGATAACAATGTGTGAATATCTAAATGATGGAAATTGCAAAATACAAAAAGAAAAATGCCCGTTTACTTACTGGTGTTCTAAATTAAATATTTATAAATATTTAAAAGATGGCGATAATTGCAACGTAAAAAGAAAATACGTTATTCCAAAAGGATATTATGAAGTATGCTTTGAAAGGCACGGGGATTTGTATATAGAAGTACAAGACAAAACGATTGTATTGAAAAACATTTTTAAAGAAACACCAAAATATGTAAAGTTAAAAAAGAGCAATGGCGAATATAAGCTAATTGGGAAATTGGGAGGAAAATAATATGTATGACAACATTAAAATTGAAAATTATTTAACGTATGCACAGGTGCAGGCAATTGCAAATAGCACAAAGAACGCCGAGAATTGGGCAGAAAAGCAACAAAATATTGATATGCTTTTGATGCATTATGCTACGGATATTACTGACGAGGAGATTTCCGAAAAGGGGCACGATTATTGGTTAAAGACAGGTTTTATTGATAAAGTAAAATCTTCTATTGAAAACTATAAAGACGTTGATACTGCGATTGCATATGAAGAAAATCCGATTAGAATTTTAATTAAAATTTCCAACGAGATTCCAGAATTTAGCAAGAAGATGAATGAATTACTAGAGGTGTCTGGAAATGCCGACGGCAAAAAGTGAAGCGGAATTATATCAGATGCTAGCCGCACCGTTACAAAAAGCGACGGATTACGTTGTTCAAAAGATATGGAATGAAAACAGAGAGATTGTTCGTGTAGTAGTATATGAGGCTTATCATCCAACAGCATACAATAGAAGTGGGGAATTTAAAGAGGCTTGGAATTATACGAGCGGAAGTCATAATTTGCGAAGAGGCTCTACGGCGACAAGCGAATTTTACTATAGCCCAGAATCTATGAATATGGGTAGTCCGTATTATTATGCGCCAAATTACGGACAACACATTGGCGTTGCTGGGGACTATTTTAATGTAGATGCAAGACAGTATCTAGCTGATATTATTTATGGCGCTATTAAATGGGGCGGTGCATTTGGCGATGGATTCCCAAGGCAACGTGATGCATGGAAAGCTCTAAATAAACGTATAGGGAAACGTAAAATTAAACAATGGATGAAAGAGGGTATGCAAATGGCTGGATTGAATGTCAAGATGCACAACACGCCTCTTCACGTTGAGGAAAGTTAACATGGTGATATGTGGATTAGATGCTAGCACGTCATCTACTGGATGGTCTATATTTGATGACGGGAGGCTCATTGCATATGGTACAATTAAACCCAAAGGGGATGATTGGCATGATAGAGTAATGATGCTTACTATGGAATTATCAAAAATATTTAGACAGTATGAGCCGACGATTCTCTATGCTGAGGAAGTACCACTAAAGAAAGGCGCGTCAACTATAGAGAAATTGGGTGCGGTACAAGGCGTGATTTTAGCACTATGCGCTGGTTTCGAGATAAGGCCATGCTTCTTGATGCCAAGCAAATGGCGTGGCGACCTTAATCTCTTTGACGGCACAAGAGCTGGATTGCAAAGAGATGTTCTGAAGAAAAAAGCCATAGAGATGGCGAATGAAGAATTTGGACTAAATTTAGCATGGGTTGCCCCAAGTAGCAAAAAAAATGAAGATGATTGCGCAGAGGGAATCCTTGTGGCCTATTCACAAATCAAAAAAGGGAGTGTGATGAATGGGTAGACAATCTCAATATTCAATACTCGTAGACGCTGAACTTAATCTAAAAGATTTAGAGAATCAGCTAAAAGGACATAAATACAAAATAGATATTGATAGCTCTGGTGCAAAAAGTGGCGCTAAAAATATGAAAGATGCGTCGGATTCTGCAAAAGAATTAAAAAATGCTGGAGACGATTTATCATTAACTTATCAAGTTGCAAATGATGTATTCAGAAGAAGCATACAAGTTATATCTTCAATGGTTGAACAAGTTAGAGAACTTGATTCTGCAATAACAGAGTTTATAATATAAGCTCGCTTTCATAGCAATATGATTGAAAAATAACCCATTGAATTGCTGGAAACCCCTTAGAGCTATCATGCTAAAGCGGAGAGATGAAATATGCTCAAACGTAAATGCTTGAAAAGTTGATAGATTGGGCAATCAGCAGCTAAGACCCGAATAGGGTAAAGTTCAACGACTATCCTAATAGTAGGAGTAGGGCGCAAGCGATTGGCGTTCGAAGTGATGGGCATCCAAAAAAATGGATGAAGATATAGTCTGGTCTTATATGAAAATATAAGCGCGTAAGCGAATGTAGGAGTAGCGTCCTTTCAATGTAATGATAAGACAAATATTCATAAGGAGGTGAATGTGTGAATAGAAGAAAAATAGATTATGATTTAGTAAAATTTGAGTTTGATGAACGTGGATATGAATTATTATCTCCAGAATATGTCAATAATGCTACGAAATTGCAATATATTTGTCCAAAACACAGAAACAAAGGTGTTTTAGAAATGACATTTGCTAATTTTACAAAGGGAAGGGGATGCCCGTATTGTGCAAATAGAGTAAAAAAGACACAAGAAGAATATGAAGCCGAGTTAGCAATAAAAAAGCCAACAATTAAAGTAATTGGAAAATATATAAATCTTAAAACAAAGATAGAACATGAATGTGTTGTTTGTGGCTATCGTTGGGACGTATTACCAGATAATATGCTACATGTATCAAACGGTTGTCCAAAATGCGGTAAAAGGGCACCATTGAATCAAAATGAGTTAATAAATAGGATTGCTAAAATAGATGATTCTATTGAGGTTGTTGGAGAATATTATAATACTGCAACGAAAACGTCTTTTAGGTGTAAGAAATGTGGGAATGTTTGGGAGGCTAGACCAAATAATATATTAAATGGTAAAGGATGCCCAAATTGCAAATCGTCTAAAGGAGAAAAAGAGGTTGCACGTATTCTTGATGAACTTAATGTATTGTATAAGCCACAATTTAAGTTTCACGATTGTAAAGATGAATTACCACTTCCATTTGACTTCTACCTTACAGATTATAACATTTGTATAGAATATGATGGCGGACAACATTATAAACCATGCACATTTGGTGGTATTTCTAAAGAGCGAGCAAGAGTGAATTTTGAACTTGCTAAGAAACATGATAGAATAAAAGATATATATTGCAAACAACACAACATAAAATTGGTAAGAATCCCATATTGGGAATATAAGAATATAAGAAATATATTATCATTGCATTTACATTAAACATAAAACGTTAAGAAGGTCTCTGACTTGTCCGGTGCGTCATTAGATTCTTATGTAGACAAATTAACAAAGGCAGGTCAAAGTGTCGCAAGAACCGGTAAACCAAATCGGTCTGAGCCGGTATGTACAGATGGTAAATGTGCATAGAGAACAGCCCCTAAACCCTTGAAAGCCTCAAGAGCCTTATCACTACAACATGAGGATGAGATATGCCTGAGTGTGATATATTCATTAGTAATGAACAATTAGTGCGAAAGCAGAAAGACGATAAGGATGATTCCATGGTTGAAAAACCTAAAGAATCCATCATAAATAATGTATGATAAAAGGGCAGATTGGGCGCAAAGCCGTGATGAGCGGTGTGTCAATCGAATATACAGGGCGACCCTCCAAACATATAGGGTGAAGAAATATTCAGGAAGGGCTTGAAAACCCCTTGACAAATTATTCAATATGTGCTATAGTGGTATTACAAAATAGCAAAGGAGAGATATCACATGACCATTCTTATTTTAGGCGTTGTTTTTTGGGCGGTATGCAAGATGTTTGGTTTTGGATTGAGATGGCTTATTGGTGTTCCTCTCGATGAAAATCTTGAGAAATTAACAAAGGAATACGATAAGCATAGTCCAGAATATTACCAAGAGCTACAGAGACAGTCCGAAGAAGAACAGAAGCAATATGATGATTGGGGTTTTATTGAATAATTTGTAACTGTCAGACATGGTGTCTGCTGCGGCACAATTTAGAAAATCTGGATTTAATGACCAAGATGCGGCATCATTGGCAACTGTTGCGGCAATGTATCAGAATGTGGCCGATACGGCTATTTCAGCAGAAGATGCTGCTGCATCTATTACGTCTCAGATTCGTGCATTTGGCGAAGATGCTAGTTTTGCTACAGAAGTAATTGACGCATATAATGAGGTTTAATTTTGTAGACCTCTATAAACAGGGTGAACTGCTGGAAACCTAAACTATAGAAATATAGCATGGCAATCAGCAACCAAGACCAAGATGGAATACTTGGTAAGGCTCAACGACTATCGAACGCATTTTAAATAAGGTTGGGGATATACCAACTGAAGCTAGTAGAGTAGACAGAAGTGCTATCTGTCGAAGCGCCCTGCCCCTATTTAATAGGGTGATGATATAGTCTATTCCTATTGGAAACGATAGGCGAGGATTCTATATTATAGAATAACCTCGGCTCGATTTAGCAAATTGAGTCAAATATCAAGGCAAACAATTTTAGTGTAGGCACTAACGATTTATCACAAGCAATGGAAATTGCATCTAGTGGTATGGCTACTTATGGCAATGAATTTTCTGAAATCATCGGATTGGTCACAGCTGGTACAGAAATTATGACCGGACGCAGCTTAATTTGTGGGTTGCGGTAAAAATGTTTTGAATTGACTGGAACGTCTTGCAATACTTTATCTACTAAACCACAATAGTAATATGTGTGGCGGCAAGGAGTAATGACCAAGGTATAGTAAAAAAGATAAAGACATCGAGAAAACCAGCATCCAAGCCTCCTAAGAGCAAGGAGGAAGGTTCAACGACCATCCTATATAGGATAGGCGCAAGTGCGCCGAAGCGGAACAGACTGCATATGTGCGGTCAAGATATGGTCTGAACATTATATGAAAATATAAGGAGTTTAATAAAGTGAAAAAAATATCAGAAGAATATGTAAAACAATATCTAATAGACAATGGTGGATGGCAATTGTTATCTCATTATACTGGGACACATGATAATCTAACTATTGAGCGAGATGGCTATAAATCGATCACTAGCTTTACTAGTTTTAAAAGTGGACATAAGCCAATTATATTTGGGGTTAAAAATCCATTCTACAAAAACAACATTTGTGAGTTGATATATCGAAAAGACGAACGTGTGCAATTTGTAGATGCCAAATGTGTTAAAAAGAGTGGCAAACATCGAATTGTAGTTGATATGATTGACGCGAATGGACATTCATTTTCTAAAACAATAGAACACATATTAAATAATGAAGAATGTTTGTGTTGTAAAGAATGTGCTAGAAAAATACAAACAAAAAGGCATAGAAAATCATTTACAAATAAATGGATTAGCAGAATAGATATTTCGCGGTATTCTATTATTAGCGAGATTGATTATTTAACTGCGGATTCATTCATTGATATAGAAGATGTTAAAACGGGATATCGGATTCATACGAATATACGCGCTGCATCTAAAAATCCACAAGCATTTAATGTGTTTTCTAATGAAAAATTCTTTCTTTATAATTTATCTATATACGGGAAAGATAATGGTTTATCATCTACTCCCGTTTCTATTGTAGATAAGTCAGCAACTCATACGAAAGTGTTATTTCGTTGTTCATGTGGAAATGAATTTGTAAGAAGTGTTTATAAGTGGATGGACGGAAGAGATAGGTGTGCAACTTGTTCACAAACACAGTCGTCGTATGAAAAGAGGTTTGAGGAATATTTGATACAAAATAGTATTGAATATAAATCCGAGTATAGATTTAATGCTTGTAAAGACATTAAACCATTGCCATTTGATTTTTACTTGCCGCAATACGATTGTTTAATTGAGATTGACGGGATACAGCACTTTGAGCCTATTGCGTTTAGTGGGGACAAAAAGGACGCAGAAAGACGATTTGAGTTACAAAAAAAACATGATAAATTAAAACAGATGTATTGTAATGATAATAATATACCATTGCTTAGAATACCATATACCTGGTTTGATGATGAGACATGGAAAGAAAAATTTAATCACTTTATTAAACCGTTAAGGATTAACGACCCTTAATGAACACATGCACAGGTTGCCAGAGGGCTTAATACGATTGCGGCAAGAATTGTAAAAAACAAGTCAGCATTAGCTACATATGGAATACAGGTAGAAGGTGCAAATGGTAAATTAAAAAGCACCTACGATGTTTTAACGGAATTAAAGCCCAAATGGGATTCAATGAGCGATGCTCAAAAAACTGCTTTGGGCGATACAATAGCTGGCACTAATCAATATAAAGTATTGGCTGCTGTTATGTCCAATATTAACACGGCAGTTAAAGCAAATGAAACAGCGCTATCCTCTGAAGGCTCGGCTATGAAAGAAAATGCTAGATATATGGAGTCTTTTGAGGCTAAATTGTCAGAAATTGATTCAAAATGGCAATCGTTTTCTAATAATGTTGTAAATAACGACTTTGCTAAATTCTTGATGGATCGTATATCAGACATATTAAGCCTTGCTGATACTGGTTTAGGTCAAGTTATAACACAGATTACATTACTTACATCTCTTGGTTGGGGTGCTACGTCGTTATTAAAAGCGATGAAGATTGTTTCTGCCGCAAAAAAGCAATTTGAAACATTTGGCGCTGTGATATCCCTTGTGAGGGAAGGTTCTGGAACTCTTGCAGAAGCTATTTCCGTAGCTGGTGGTGCTGCTTCAGTAGCTCTACCAATCATTGCAGCATTATCAGCGGCTTTGGTCGTATTTGGAACGGTAATTCCAGCTATTGTTAAAGGTATAGAAGAAGCTAGACATGCCGCGTCATATGAGGGCAAAGTTGAGGCTTTTGAAAATGCGATAGAAGAAGCGGATAGATTACAAAACAAATACGAACAAGCAAAAAATAGACTGAAAGATTTAAACGCTACACCATGGGAAGATAGAACTCCTGAAATTCAAGCTGAAATTGATAGATTGAATAATTTGATTGCAATCTATAAGACGATGGCAGAAGATGCAAAAGAAGAAAAAATTAAGGCTGCTCAAGAATTATTAGAAACAGCTCAAAAAAAAGGCGTCACTATTGGTGTTGAGGCTGTTTATAACAAATCGTCTATTGGACCTCAATTTGAATGGATTGAAGAAGATAAACAAGTTGTTGACGCTTTAAATAAAACATATTTAAGCACAAGAGATGCAATAACCCAAGTAGGAATTGCGGTTGGTGGAGTAATTCCTAATATAAAAGATTTAACTCAGAAATGGTTGGATGCAGAAGAAGGTAGCGAGGAACAAGCTAATGCGTTAAGTGAGCTAGAAAATGCGCTGCTAAATTATAATATTGTCATAAAAGAGAACAAGTTAACAACCGCTGAATTTTATGATGAGTTTGCAAAATTACGAGAAGGTGTTAATGGTAAAGGCACCGATTGGGAACATGCCAGATTTACAGCATTGACAAAAGCTTTTCAAGAACAATATAATGCGTATAAACTTTTAAAACAAGAAGGAAAAGATGTAGACGCAACAGTTAAAAAAACCGCCCAAGAATTTGAGAACATGGCAGCTATTGATTATATAGTTAGGCATAGTGCAGAATCTACGGCGCAACAAATACACGGATTAGCCGAGGCTTATGACCTGACAGAGGAGCGCGCTACATACTTAATCAAAGCTAATGGACACATAGCAAGGTCTTTTACCGAAGTCGAACAAGCGGCTGCTGATACTACATTTATCAATGCTCAAATCGGCCTTGCGGAATATGTTGATATGGTGGACAAAGCTATCAATGCTAAAGCAAGATTCGATGAGGCAATAGCATCTGGCGGTTTTAATTATTCTTCTGGCTATGAAGGGTTTGCAGACGTATATTCTGAAATGCAAGGATTGCTAGAAGGCGGTCAAATTGGTGGCGAATTCAGAGTTGGCGCACAACTACTATTCGATGAAAACACGTATCAAAGCTTTATAGATGCCTTAGAAAATAATCTACCTGAAGCTATGCGAATCGCACAAGAAGCTATGTCCAAATTATCGCCCTTGTTTGGTGATGCTAAAAATTCTGGACTTGGCTTTGTTGATACAATGCAGAAACTAGCTGCAAAGGGCGAATTGGTAGGTGCTACATATAAAAACGTTGATGGGCAAACAGAGCTTACTATCACCAATTTAAAAGAATTGGCTACATCACTTGGCACTAGTGAATCTGGCGTGTTTGCTGCAATTCAGGCATGGAAAGAATTCGGCATTAACGCTCAATTAACATCATCTGATTTAATTGGATATCTAAATGACATTGGCGTAGCAACAGAAAACAACAATATTGACATGAACAGTGTTGTTGAAAAAATGCGTGAGCTTGGAGCTACAGATCAAGATATAATGTCATTGCAGAGCTTATTGCAGAATATGTCTGACGTTACGCTTCAAAATCCAATTAAGGACATCGACGATTTAAAAGATGAAGCTGGTAATGCTGATGATGCCGCGAACGATGTATATGATACATTGCAAGGCATAAAAAGCACGACGTTTAGTCAAGTTCGTACGCAACTAAGTTTGTTGGGCACTAGCTTAGATACTGTTAAGACAAAAGCCAATAATACCGCCGCTGCTGTTGGCAGTGTTGATAGAGCCGCAGGTGGTAATAGATATCGTACTGGGCATGGTGGCAGAGAACCAGAAAAAAGCGCAAAGGGCACAAGAAGCGCTCGTGGCGGTTTGACGTTAGTAAACGAAGAAGGACCAGAAATCATTCAAGAGAACGGCAAACAACGCATAGCTAATAATGGTTTACCAACACTAACCAATGTCAAAAAGGGCGCAGTTATCTATAACGCAAAAGATACGACTGAAATGATTATGCATAAACCTGAAATTACTGGCTCTGTAACAGTATCGTCCTCTTACTTAAACACGTTATTTAACAACTATGGACTATCTTCTAGCGGCTCTAGTTATGCATCGTCTGGTAGATCATCAGGATATTCATCTTCTCACACGTCATCTAGTTATAGTGGTGGCTCATCTAGTGATACAGAAGATGCTTGGAAAAAAGAATTTGAAGAATGGTTAAAATGGAAAGACCATCAATTAGCTATGGATCAAATTACAGAACAAGCATATTATGATGAGCTAAATAAAATGAATGAAAAATATTTTGCAAACAGGGCGGAATATTTGGAGGATTATTGGAAATATCAAGAGCAGATTTATAAGTGGCAAAAGGAAAAAGAGAAAGACCTGTTAAATCGACAACTTGACGATTTAAAGAAACTAGAAGATGCAATAAATAAAAAATACGATGCTCAAATAAGCGCACTTGAAGATGAGAACAAAGAGCTAGACGATCAGTTAAAATATGAAGAATTGCTTGAAAACTTAGCCAAAGCAAAAGCAGAACGAGTTCTTGTTTATAAGGACGGTAGATTCCAATATGTTTCTGGTGGACAAAGCGTATATGACGCACAGGCCGCACTAGATGCTTATAATCGTGAAAAGGCATTGGAGGAGCAAAAGGAAGAAATAGAAAAGCTTAGAGAGAATGAGCTTTCTGCCATTTTAGAGCAAGAAGAAAAAATCAACAAGCAATTAGAAGAGTTATCGGACAACAAGGGTTATGCTAGCGGTTCTTTGGGTGTTCGTGGCGGTCTATCTTTGGTTGGTGAAAATGGACCTGAGTTGCGTGTCTTGAATCGTGGCGACGGTATTGTTCCTGCTGATGCAACGGCAAATATTATGCGATGGGCAGGACAAAGCCCACGTTCGTTTAAGAGCGGACTTTTAAATGAACTACGGAATAATGTTGGTGGTGTTGTACAACATTTTGAGAATATAACATTGCCAAATGTTACAGACATTATGAGTTTTATGAATGAAATGAAGAGATTAAGTAGATACGCATATCAGATGTAGTACCGGATATATAAGAGAGGGTTAAATGCCCTCTCTTATATATTTTATAGAAAGCGGTGATATATTGAACGATAATTTTAATATTTTAAAAACTATGCAAACTGTTGCTAAGACAACACAAAGCAAACTTGATTATGATAAGACATATAGAGGATATGTTATATCACAAAACAGTAACGGAAAATATAAAATAAAAATCAATGGGCACATATATGAAAATGTAGATAATCCTAGCGGGCATACAATATCAAGCGGGGATATTGTTAGAGTTACATTCCCACAAAACAATGCGTCTCAATGTTATATTTGTATGGCTTCACAAAGAGATGGGGTTGTATCAACCGTAAAAAGCGTAAATGGTAAAACGGGTGACGTTACATTAACTCAAGATGATGTTCCAAATGGTAACACTTACGTAAGAACGCACAATGACTTTACTACAGAAGATAAAGGAGCAATATCAAAAAACGCTCAAGATATTATATCTTTGCAGCAGTCTAAACAAAATAATATAACAGGTGGCGCATCTAGTATAACAAGTGTTAACTTGGGTGTAAATAAAGCCCTCGTATCTAATGCATCCGGCAAAGTTGCTACAAGCAACGTGACTAGCACGGAATTGAGTTATTTATCTGGCGTTACAAGTAACATTCAAGAGCAGATAGATTCCAAAGTGCCAACATCTGTATTGCCAAGTGACGATTTGCCAAAGGCTGATAGTGGAAGTGGCAATGCTGGGAAATCTGAAAAATATTCTAGAGGAGACCATGTACATCCAACAGACAATTCTAAATTAGATAAAAATAATGGAGAGGCAAGCAATTTACTAATTATTGATGGTTACACTATGGTTGACCAAAACGGTAATAAGGTTGATGTTAGCCAAATAGACGGCGCGATAAAATTTTATTCAAGCGGTAGTGATCCTAATGTTGTATTGAAATATGTCGGAGATCCAGTAGATGAATATGGACATATTATTGTTGATTTTTCTATTTATGATGCTTATCTCGCAGGATTTGAAGAGGTTATTTTTGTAATAAAGAAAGAGAATGCGGAAGATTTTCATAATGTCATAGGGAATCGTATAGAAAAGATTATGAAAGTAAGATATGCATTTCAGGAGCTGGAAAATCTGCCGGAGGGATTTGAAGTTCCGGCCGGAAGAGTAAAGCCATGGGGAACTGCGCATGCAATTTTAAGCTGTAAAGATATGATTGACGGACCATTTGCAGTGATTAATGCAGACGACTATTATGGAAGAGAAGCATTTAAGCAGATTTATGATTATCTGAGTGTGCATGAAGATAATGAAAAGTATCAGTATGCAATGGTAGGATATCAGTTGAAAAATACTTTGACGGAGAATGGAAGTGTGGCAAGAGGTGTCTGTGAGATTGATGGTGCTGGAAAACTTGTCAGTGTAACAGAACATACAACGATTGTAAAACGTGGAGAGAATGCCGCATATACGGAAGATGATGGAAAAAGTTATACTTGCATCTAATAATATGGGAAAAATAAAAGAATTCAGGGAAATTTTAAAAGATATGGACATTGAGCTTGTTTCTATGAAAGAAGCCGGAATTGATGTAGATATAGAAGAATACGGACGTACATTTTCTGAAAATGCATTGATTAAAGCAAGGACTATCAGTGAGATGACCGGTTGTGTGACGCTTGCAGATGATTCGGGACTTGAAGTTGACTGGCTTAATAAGGAGCCGGGGGTTCATTCAGCAAGATTTATGGGCGATTATGGATATTTTGTTACATATAGAAATACAGACCCTCTTTTTGCAGTTGATTTTTCTGATATAGAAAATCCAAGTATTATTGGAAAATTAAAAATTTCCGGATACTCAGATTATTTGCATTTCTATGGAGAAGATAGTTTATTAGGATTAGGAATGAATACAGAAAATGAAAATAATCAGGAAATAAAACTTGATATGTATAATATTAAAAATGGAAAAGCTGAATTAGAATCCAGAAAGGTGATAAGTGGAACTGAATATTCAGAAGCGTTATATAATTATAAAGCGGCTATGGTATCTTATGAGAAAAATATAATCGGATTCATGGCTGAAGAATATAAAAATGGTAATATAGAAAATTATTATTATATATTTGGATATGATAAAGAAAATGAAAAATTTGTAAGAAGAGCAAAAATAAAAATGTCCGGAAATATATATTCTTCTAGAGGATTATATA